TTCGGGGAGGTAGCCCCAAAGTGCCTAGTTTATAGCTTTTTACTGCTATTACCCATTAATATGGATTATTTTTTCAAGTTATCGAAAATAAAAAAAGGTGGTAAGAACCAACACAACCTATTGAAGAAAAGCGCCCCACTTCGTTAATCGTTGACAAAGTGAAGCACGCTGGAACAATTCAAAGGGTAGTAAAAAGGGAACTAAATTTAATGAGTTCAACAGGCAAGAATTAAGCCCCAAAAAGTTGGGGCTTTTTTAAATTGTTGATAGATTTTCAGCCTTAACCCCCACCCCTTATTAAAAAAAACTTAAATATTTAAAAAGTCTCCCCCTCCCCCCGGTTCCCCAGCGCCGATTTTTATCGATTTTTTCGAATGGGGGGGTATTATTTTTAGATCTTCAATTTTCTGTACATTCCAAAAATGAGTAATTCTAATTTTTTGTCTCATTATTTTTGTATTTACTAGCCCTGTTACCCCTTCTCAATTAGACATATCTTACATTCTGTCTAATTCGTTTATTCACCAAACCCCAAGCGTATCAAGGAACCGCAAGATTTTCAAAAATGAATTGGCGTTTCCCTCGTTATGTCTAATTGAAAGAATTGAAAGATAAAAAGATAGGCCGAAGCCTATCCTTTAACTATTTTATCTTCTCAACTCATCAGCTTTACTTTGATAATCATTGAGACCTTGAGCCACTAATACAGTTTTTCCATTCTCCAGTATTACATCTCCAGCTTGGTAACCTTCGTTTAGGTATGGCTCCGAATAACTACCCTTTATCTCTTTTTGATTTTGTTCAAATCTTTTCTGCCGAATAGTCTTTAATGCTTCATGTCTTGCTTCGAGAGTTAACAACATGACTATTTTTTCAGCGTTATTTGCCACGCTTAACATCTGTTGAGTAGTGAGTTTCTTGTTAGTTGTCAACCCAATTGTCATTAACTTCTGACCGTATGACAGATTGTTTTTCTTATCCTTTACTCCAAGTGTCATTAGTTTCTGTCCGTATGAATGATCTTTGTTATTCTCAATACCTTTCAGTTCATCGATATTCATATCTATTTTATCTATGTTCTTTTTAAGTACATTTTCCATAAACAAGTATCGTCCTTGCTCTGGGACATGTTCAAGAATACTAGCAACCATCTTACGAGAAATTTTCTCGATAAACATTTGCTTATCTACAAAGCCATACTCTAACGCACGATCACAAGAAAACCATGTTTCTTCTTCCATCAACTCTCTAATAGTATCCATTGGTAATCCTGTTTTATTTTGATAAGCCAGGGCAATACTATCGTTTATTACCTCTAGTGCTTCAATTTGTTTTCTATGCTCTTTAGTATTGCCATAAGTCCAAGTCATTGCGTTATGTATCATAAACAAGCCTGTCGGGCTCATTTCTACAGTATCCCCAGCCATTGCAATAACGCTAGCAATACTAGCACAAACTCCCACTATTTTTACAATTACTTGTCCTTTATGATCTTTCAAGCGACTGTATATTTCGCTTCCTGTAAATACATCACCACCCCCAGAATTGATAATTACTTCTACAGGTTCAGAAGAAGGCGGTAATTCAATATCTTGTAAGGCCGTGTATTCCTTCCCATCTTTCTTATATGCTTCAATACTGTTATTGGGGATAATTGCCCCTTTGATCTCAATCTTATTCATTTGTAAAAGCTCCTAACATCTTTTTGAAAAAGCCTTCTTGCTTCCCTTTTGCTTTTAGTTCTTTTAAAGCCTGTTTCATTTTCATATCTTCGATATATGCAAGTTCTTCCGCTTCTTTACGTTTTTCATGGACACTTGCAAGCCATTCAACTTTTGAACTAAATCCGTTTTCTTTCCAGTAGTTTTCTACTTTAAAGTTAGTTAAATGTCTATTAAGTGTCTGTAAGCCTAATTCTTCAAACTCCTCCTCTATATGACGTGTAAACGAAACTTCTTCACCAATTCCAATGAAATAGTTAAAATCACGATCTTTTAAAGGCGGGTATGGTGTATATAATTCATCTACAAAATAATTTGTAAATTCTTTTTCTGTACACTCTGGGCAATTTGCGTATAAGTTAATTTTTGAAGGAAGAACTTTATTATCTCCAAATTCCCCAAGTGTTTCAGTAACTTCTTGAATTTTATTTAAAATTGGAGCAAATACTTTTTCTTGTTTATTGGCAAGTTTTACATTTACTTTTACCAGATCATTTAGATTTAAAGCAATTTCTTTTTTTAACTCACTTGCTTTATGGTCTTTCTCTTTACTAGTAAGATAATGATCCGAAAGAATTTTATTCATTTTATCAATGGACTCTGTACGAAGTTCCCAATATTTTTTAATTGAACTACGAATTTCTTCAACAAGTTTAATAATATCTTTGCCCTCTGATAATGTACTTGCAATTTCTGGAATAAGTCCTAGTGTTAGGTAGTGATAATTATCACTATACTCTCTACCAAACCAGGTAGTTTCTTTATTAAATAAATTATAGTTTTGAACTAATTCAAAATAAATCTTTTTTGCTTCTTTAATTTCCATTTTTTCCTCTTTTCTTTAGATTGATATAAAAAAGAGACATGACAAAAAACGAATTATAAAAACCGTTTTATGTCATGCCTCTTGTTCTCAAGTCAGCAATTAAATTTTTGTTTGTTCTTTAGTCTCTATGAGTGTAACAACACCATTAGAGACCTTTAAATTCAGCTCCCCAAATTCGGGGATCTTTACAGTTTTAATTATACCACGGTTCATAAAATATATCCAACCATCATTTAGTTTATCCATTATATCCCCTCCCATTCCTTATCAAAATCTAACTTTAGTTCTGAACGATGTTCATCATAAAAGTTACAAATTCGATTAAAAATACTGCTTAAATCATTTTCAGAGACATATCTCACTGACAATCTAGTTAGACTACTGTCTTTCTCGACACATAGGAAGTCTACCTTTACATTTACCCTAAAATGAGTACCCAGTAAATATCCTATAAGTGCCTCTGAGGCTATACGAGCCGTTTCTTCTGTTTTAAAATCAAATGTAAAATTAAATTCCTTTACATTGTATTTTAGTTTTATTTCCATTCTGCACCTCCTTTTTTTAGTATTCATAGTAGGATTTTTTTAAACTGGTAGGAAAGTGTTGGAAATTTTTCCTACCAAATTAAGCCCGTCAAATCAACGTTTTTCGCAAAAAGTTGGAAAGTTGGATTTTTTTACCGAAAACTAAACAACTTATAACATATATAGCTATTACTTATTTAATAAAAATACCTTTATTGTTAAATGTTGTTATTTTCCAACCAATCCTATAAAAGACTTTATACACCAAGCGTTTTCGTGGTTGGATTTTTCTATCAACATTCAAACCAGTATTTCAAAAAAAACGCTCCCCTTTACTCCCGCAAAGGTTTACATAGTTGGAATTTTATCCTTAATTTTCCTACCAATTCTTTAAAACTCCAACTATCCATTTTTAAAAAAACCAGATGTATTAACTTTCCCGAATTTTATACCTTTCTTGTATTGCCATTCCTGTTGATTTTGTAAAGCCATTCTTATTTTAGCTTTCTGTTTTGGTGTAGGGTTATCATTCAGATAGACTTCTTGAAAAAATAGGTTAACAGTTAAGCGATCACGTTCAACTAATTCCCCGTATTTTTCATCTAGTTTTTCTTCCTCACCATTTCCATTAAGCCAAATTCCATTGGTTAAAATTTCATGGATAAAATACTTTCTGACTTTGTCACTAGGAGGGCTAAAATACATTCTTTCGGGATATGGAGTATTAAGGTATCTTTCAAGATCTTCTAGTTCTTCATCTATAGCTTTATATTTGGCCCGTATAGCGTTTACCAGGGCTTCTTGTTCATCTGATAGGGTTAAGTCTTTATTATCTCTCCAAGCCCTAACCATTCCCCCCCAGAACCTCCTACGATCATTTTCAGTCCAGTTTCTACCTTTGTAGGAACTATCTTTAAAGACTTCTGCAACTAGAAAGCGTCTCTCCCCAGTTAAATCATTTAAGAAGTCGGGCTGGTTTGTTGCCCGTACAATAACAAAGTTTTTTAGTAATCGCCTATCAGTGCTCCCATAAGGCGGGCGATATTCGATTTTTCTATCAGTTATGAACCTTTTTAATTCTTGGAAACTGGTCTTTTTAGTTGCGACCATTTCATCATCAAAAACGCACCAATTTCGCACCATTCGGGCTTTATCGTCTTTATCCGTAAAAGTTTCAACGGTTGTGAAATATTGATCTGTAAACAAGCCTTCAAAAAATTGTGTTTTTCCTACCCCTTGTTTACCAGTCAAATCTAATACAAAATCAAACTTTACACTAGGATCAAACACTTTCGCAACTGCTCCACGAAAAAATAGATCAAATATTATCCGATTGTATTTACTATCTTCTACATTAAGATATTGACGTAAAATATTAAAAGTTTCTGGTGGATCACCGCAAGAATTATATTCCTTTTCACATTCTAGTAAGAATTTCTTCAAGGGGTTGTAACCTTGTGTACGGGCCACAACTTCTAAAGTGTCAGAAATATCGCTTTTTTTAAAATCCACTTTATATTTTTTTGCAATATATAGACGAATTTCTTTTAAAACACTATCATCTGCTACCCCAGTAAGCCCGTTATCACTATTAAGCTTTAATGAACCAACAATATCGATTTCATGTGTGAATTCATTGTATCTTAGATTTTCTTTTAGTCTACTATCGCCACTTATAATCTTACTCAAATTATCTAAACTAGAAGCCCAGCCTTTCCCTTTGGCCTTTTCAACCAAACCAAGACTATTATTTTCGGTTTCTGTTTCTCTTCTTTCCGTAAGGTTTGGAAAGTTCGGGGAAGCCCGTTCTTCTTGTATTATCTTTTCTAATGCTTTTTCTACACTCATGTAGTTACCTCATAACGATTGATTAACTGCACAAAATCACTGGAAAGGGATTTTCTTTTCACAATATTGGTAAAGATCTGAATGATAATATCTAAGTCATATCCAGCCCCTACCATCATTTTAAGGAATAATGAAACATCTGAACGGTCATTAATTCCATAAGCTACAAAATCAAGTAATTGCCCACTAAATTCCAACCCATTCCCATTCCTATGCGAACCAAGTTTATAGGCTTCATAGAGTTGTAAAAACTCTAATAATTCACCATTTAAATGACTGATTGGTAAATCACGGACTAAATGCCAGCCCCTATCTTCCAGTTCTTTAAAGCTCTTAACAAACTGGATCATCATTTTAGAACTTACTTGCTCTGTTAGATTTTCCCCAAGTGGTTCATAGTAAGGAAAAGCGTACCAGTCGTTCTTTTTATAAACCTTTGTAGGGTTATCTTTCATAAAGTCAAAATCTGGTATTTTTTGTTTTTTTAGAAATATAATCACTTGCCTATACATCTTTTTACCTCCTCAAAATGATCAATAATCTTCTTTTCGCTTTCTTTGTCTATTCCAAAAGGCAACCACAAAAGATCTAATGGAACGCTATAAAACGCTTCATTAAAATCTATAGACGGTTCAAAATACTGTACTTCCATTTCTCTTACCTCACTGATAGGAATAAAAAAATATCACTTGGGCGATAATACACCTTTCTGGCCCTCTCCATAGGAGTTTGAAAACGTTGTAAGCCCATCATTTCCCAATTTCTTAATGTTTCACCACTTACACCCAGTGCCTCTTTTAACTCCTCCCTGGTAATTAAATCTAGTTTTCCTTTTCGTTCCATTTCTAATTTCACAAGAGTTTCTAAAGTCTCTTTTTGAGTTTGAAGCCATTCTAATTGAATTTCTTTAGAAAGTAGTTCCATATTAGCCCCCTTAGTTAAAACGCTTACCAGCCAACCATACATAAGCTCCATAATCTGGATTAGCTTCTGTTATTGTGTTTTGCTCATTTTCTTTTTTATCGATCATTTCACTTGCGTTTGTTAAATTCCAAATTTTCCAGGTAATCACAAATAAAATAATAAATATAACTATTGTTTGATCCATTGGGATATTCCATTCATTCATTTTATTTCCCTCATTTTCTTTTGAACATCTACCCCCTATAGATCATGTTTTTCTCTTGATCTATAGGCGTTGTATATCGTTTTTTCATGGATAGATATCCATTAAATTACTAAACAAAGCCTTTAAATTGCCCTGTCAGCATGACTTTTCTTATCACTGTTTTCTTTTTTCACCTATCCGCTTGCCTGTTTAATAAGTGATTATTTATTTTAATTTTTTTTCATGTTCTATCTGATCTCCAAGTCTTTTATAAAAGACGTCAAAATCAGATCTTGTAATTTCTCCATGGTATAGTTGTGAAACTAGTGTCACCGCCCTACTTAATAAGCGGGGATAATGGGAAAACTTCTTTCCTTTCATCTTGTGTACCTCTCAAATTTCTGTTATACTAGGTACATAAAAAGTATTTAGAAACTATTCTTTCTAGGTACCTGTTTCTTTTAAGTCATATACTCAATTTTTGGCGAAGGCGAGTATTTGACTTTTTTTGTTGTCTTTTTTCAAAATCATGTATCCATTATGTATCCTTCCTATTCTTTTACATCTAAAAACTCATCAATAGTTACCCCTAGAAAACTTGAAACTTTCTTCAAAGTATCCAATGTTGGACTCTTTGCACGTTCATAGTATAATGCCGTTAGTGTACTTTTTGATATCCCTGTAGCTTCTGCAACGTCAGAAGTTTTTTTCCGTTGCTTTGCTAATAACAAGCGCATGTTGTTTCTCATGCTATACCCCCTTTATATTATTTTTATGGTGTTTACTAATTTATACGCAACTTTCTTGCGGTACACTTGGATTATACCGCTATTTTTTTGCGTTGTCAATACTTTTTTAAAAATAAATGCAATTTTTTTGCGTTTATTTTATTTTTTTTGTGTTATAATGATTTTTGAAAGGTGTTTACTATGAATAGATTAAAAGAATTACGGAAAAAACGAAGAATATCGCAAAAAGAATTTTCTAAAGAACGCAAGATCCCTTTAAGAACTCTACAGAGTTGGGAAAATGGTGAAAGTAAAATCAAAGATGAAAAAGCACAACAACTAGCAGACTATTTTAATGTTAGTGTGGGTTATCTGCTAGGCTATGAAGATTTTTACAAAATTGAGAAGGAAGCATTGGAGAGTTCTGCTGATATTAAAGAAAAACTCAATGACCCGAACTATAATAGAATTATTTTAGAATATAATGAGAGCAACAAAAAACATGGAAAATTTGTTTTGTCGCTCTCAACTGAAACCGATGCTATCCCATTAATTGAAAAGAGTATTGAAAAGATGATACTTGATAAGTATCATGAAATTCAAAAGGGGGACTACGAAAAAGATGGTAATGGTATCTTATCAGAAGATATCACAAATACATATATAGCACTCTCATTTTTACCCATGCCATTTAATGATTTCTTCAGTAATTTTCTAACCTTATCTAATTCAGATAAAAAAATTGTCCTGAAATTAGTATCTAGTCTTTATGATAAAGACGAAGGACAAGGAATTATTAAAGAACAGAAGGATTTAGATGCTTATATTGATAATAAAGAAAATAATTGAAGGCTTATTTCATATAATTAAAACAAGACCATTCTTTTACATTTAACTTTTTATTACATTAATATTTTTAAAGTCTAAGTTTCTAGTAAATATGATAACAGTAAAGAAAGTCGTAACGTTTCGACATTTTAACAAGTGAAACGTTCTATTAAATAAATTTTCCAAAAATTGGGAAATATGAAATGCTACTTTAATAAATACGACCACACGATCATATTTATTAACCTAAAAGCGACAACGTTGTCGTTTATCAAATTTCGAAACGTTTCGAAATGTTGCAACGTTGCAACATAACCTAAAATCGTTCAACGTTGAACAATTTCAAATTACCCAACGTTGGGTAATTTAGAAAGCCCAAGAAATAGCAAATACGACCACATGGTCGCATTTAATAAACTTAAAAGTGACAACGTTGTCATATTTATTAATTTTTCTTTTCTCACCTATCCGCTTGCCTGTTGATGGAAAGGAAAGAAAAATGAATATTAAAACCGTAGTAAAAAAGAATGGCCAAACTGTTTATCGTGCTAGTGTTTATTTAGGTGTGGATCAGATGACGGGAAAAAAGGCCCGTACCACTGTTACCGCCTTAACTAAATCAGCAATTAAAATAAAAGCAAGGGAAGCTATTAATGAGTTTGCAGAAAATGGATATACCACTAAAAAGCGTGTTGAAATTGTGACTTACAAAGAACTTTTTAATACCTGGTGGGATAGCTACAAAGATAGTGTAAAACCAAATACACAACAGAGTATCAAGGGGCTTGTAAAAAAGCACCTACTCCCAGCTTTTGGAGTTTACCGAGTGGATAAGATTACTACCCCTTTAATTCAAACACAAGTAAATAAATGGGCTTGTCGGGCAAATCAAGGAGAAAAGGGGGCTTTTCTTAATTATCCTCTACTCCATAATGTAAACAATAGAATTTTACAGTATGGTGTATCTATGCAAGTTATTTCAATAAATCCAGCAAGGGAAGTAATCGTCCCTAGAAAAGTAAACCATGAAGAAAAGGCGGTAAAATATCTAAATGATCTGGAACTTAAAAAGTTTCTAAAATATATGGATCAGTTAGACCAAACGAAATATAAAAATCTCTTTGATTACACTTTGTATAATGTACTACTTGCTACTGGTTGCCGAATTAGTGAGATTTTAGCTCTGGAGTGGTCAGATATCGATTTTAAAGACCAGACCATATCCATTACAAAGACACTAAATAGATTACGTACTATAAATAGTCCAAAATCTAAAAGCGGTATTAGATCTATAAATATAGACACTGAAACAGTTAAGATTTTAGAAAAATACCATAAGCGCCAACGTTTAGAAGCAATGAAATTAGGAACTGCTCCTACTGTCGTTTTTTCTATATTACTAGATGATTATGCATGGGCCCCTACCCTACGCAAAAGATTAGGAAGACATTTTAAACGTGCTGGAGTCCCGGACATTGGTTTTCATGGTTTTAGACATACTCACGCTAGCCTTATGGCAAATAGTGGGATTGAACCAAAAATCCTTCAACACCGTATGGGTCACTCCACCCTTGCAATGACAATGGATATCTATAGCCATCTTTCAGAAGACAACGCAAAAAAAGCGGTCTCATACTTTGAAACTGCAATCAATAATTTATAAAAGTGAAAGGGTGATCTAGTTTGGATCTACCCTCTTACTATACCCAAAAATATAAAAATATTATGAAAGGGTAGTTAAAGGGGTAGTAAAAAGAAAAAAGCACTTCGGGGAGGTAGCCCCAAAGTGCCTAGTTTATAGCTTTTTACTGCTATTACCCATTAATATGGATTATTTTTTCAAGTT